GAATATAGCTCGTGGAAAAATGAGTGCGGCTTACTGGGCAAATAAGGTGAAGTGGTAATGGCAGAAGAAGAAGTAGTCACAGCCGATAAATCAGTTGTAGATAAGATGGATATAAATGGCGATGGTCATATATCCCAGCGAGAGATGGAGTTAGATCTTGAGTTTAAAAGAAAAGAGTATGAAGATGCTGATGCGATGCGCGATGCCCAAAGAAATATGGCTTGGTTTGCTTTGCTTGGTATGTTGGTATATCCTTTCGCTGTGGTTGGTGCTCAAGTTGCAGGATACGAGCATGCTGCGGATGTCCTCGGAGACATGGCACCGACCTATTTTGTGGCTGTAGCAGGTCTTGTAGCTGCATTCTTTGGAGCTACTGCTTGGAGTAAAAAGTGATTGTTGATTTAATGGTAACATTCTGGCAGCCTGTAGTTGTAGCAGTACTTGTACTTATTGGATTTTTAATTAGTAAGTTTGACGGTCAGGGGGAGAAGCGAGTAAACTTTGAGTATACTGAGATGCCTATTATGCGTCCCATACTCATTGATACTGCAACCAAAAAGTTTTGGGGCTCAATCTGGCTTTGGTTAACTGGAACTCGACGATGGGAAATTGTAGAGGACTGGTATTACTTTTTAGATGGAGAAGAGTATGTTATTGAAAAGGGTTTTGAGTTCGATGGAGCGTCAGTACCTAAGTTTCTCGCAATGTGGCTATCACCCGTTGGAGTCTTACTTATGGGTGGTCTTGTTCATGATTATGGGTATAAATTCGCCGAGCTAGTAAAAACGGAGAATAATACAGTAGTCCCAAAAACTCAGAAAGAAATGGACATTATTTTTCGAGATATTTGCATTGAGCAAAATGGATTTAAGGTTTTAAATTATCTTGCGTATTGGGCACTTCGATTAGCAGGATTTGTTGCTTGGAATGGGCACAGGAAAAATGACTAAGATTGAGCAGAAGCAAGAAGAAGAACTAGTAACTGTAGGTGTTTGGTCTAAGATTAAACACTGGTGGAGAACTCTCATACGAGAGGAATGGGAACTTACTGTTTTCTTTCCCGGAGATGTAAAATTTTTAGAGGATGGTTCAAGAATAGAATCAGGTGCCCCTAAAACTTATCGAGCAAAGGAAATAAAAAAGATTAGTACAACACATATAATTTTTGTAGACTTGCTCGGAGTAAAACATGAAATAAAAGTTGTAAATCCTGTTGGATATGATCTAAGGAAGATATACTAATGTTAGGAATGATAAAGGCTATGCCTTTACTACTGGTTGTAGCCGGAGGTGCATATGCATATCATACTACAACTATAAGTAAGGCAGAGGCAACAATAGCACAACTGGAAGCAAATAATGTAATTTTAAAAGAAAATACATCAAAGCTTGAAACAGCTCTTGAAACGGAAACAGCGTCGAGAGAGCAAGCAGAACAAAACCTGCAGCTACAACTAAAAGCAGTAGGAGAGCTGACAGAGAAAAATACAGCTATGCAAGAGGAGATGGATGATTATCTATCTATCTTTAAAAGGCATGATCTGACTAGGTTAGCGAGAGCAAAGCCCGGGCTTGTAGAACCACGTATCAATAATGGTACAAAAAAAGTTTTTGAAGCGATTGAAAACGACAGTGTAGAGGTGGAAAATGCGGATACTAACTAGTTTTTTAACAATAGCATTTTTATCTGGCTGTTCTTTCATGCAAAGAGACCCTCTACCAACCCCCGAGCCGATTATAAAAACAGTCACAGAATATAAAACTCTCGAAATTTATCAACCTCAGCTGCCTAAAAGAATTGACCTGCAGGACGTAGAATTTTTTGTAGTCACGGAAAAAAATCTTGAGGAGCAAATTGCTAAAATTTCCAAAATGCAAGATGGAACTTTTGTAATTTTTGGAATGACACCTCAAGACTATGAAAACATGGCCTATAATCTTCAAGAGCTGCGTAGGTATATTCGACAGCAAAAAGAGATTATTATCTATTACCGAAATGCAACAAAAGTAGAGCAATAAGCCATGGCGGTACAGGTAAGCAGGGCTGATATAATATCAGAAGAACTGTTAGATTTACAATCTGAGACACGCTTCCTCAAATTACCAGTAACTCAGTACCTTGATTTACTAGGTGTCTCCCCGCTACCGTCCCAGGTAGCCATCATTAATGCGATTAATAACTCTAAGTATAGATTTGTGTGTGCCGCAGTTAGTCGAAGACAGGGCAAAACATATATCGCGAACATAATCGGGCAACTTGTCTCTCTTGTTCCCGGTTCTAATATTCTTATAATGTCTCCCAATTATTCGCTGTCTCAGATTTCTTTTGATTTACAAAGACAATTAATTAAACACTTTGACTTGGAGGTAGCAAAAGATAATGCCAAGGATAAAGTTATAGAATTAAGTAACGGGTCTACCGTACGGATGGGGTCCGTAAATCAAGTAGACTCGTGTGTGGGAAGAAGTTACGATTTAATTATATTTGATGAGGCTGCACTCGCAGACGGTAAAGATGCATTTAACGTAGCATTGCGTCCTACCCTAGATAAAGACAACTCTAAAGCAATCTTTATATCCACTCCGCGAGGTAGAAATAACTGGTTTGCAGAGTTCTTTGACAGAGGTTTTAATGATGAGTTCCCAGAGTGGTGCTCAATCAGAGCAGGATACGAAGATAACCCTCGCATGAGCGAGTTAGATATTGCTGAAGCACGTAAAAGTATGTCAGAAGCAGAATTTAGACAAGAATATGAAGCAGATTTTAATACCTATGAAGGACAAATTTGGAACTTTAATCACGAGAAGTGTATCTCCAACAATGAGGTATTGGATACCACTGGCATGGATGTATTTGCTGGCCTTGACGTGGGTTACCGTGATCCTACTGCTTTTTGCGTAATTGCTTATGATTGGGATGAGGAAAAGTATTACGTATTAGATGAATACTTGGATGCTGAAAAAACAACGGAGCAACATGCCGTTGAAATCCAAAGACGAATGCAGAAATGGGAAATAGATTATATTTACATAGATTCCGCCGCTCAGCAAACACGATTTGATTTCGCACAAAATTACGATATTCCTACGAATAACGCAAAGAAATCTGTGCTTGATGGCATTGCGCACGTTGCAGGAATAGTAGACAATGACAAATTATTTGTCGATCAACGATGCGCTGAAACTCTCACATGCTTAGATCAATATCAATGGGATGCGAATCCTAATCTAGCTCGAGAAAAACCAAAGCACAATAGAGCATCGCACATGGCAGATGCACTAAGATATGCACTGTATTCATTTGAAACTGCAATCACATCGTTCTAGCGATACCTTGTAAAAATAATGTTTGACAATTCATCTCCCAGAGGTTAAAATGGCAATAATGAAAAAGCTCAAAAGAGACCCTGTGAAGTACATAAGGGATCGAGCAAAATCAAAGTACAAAAAAGGTGATGAATGCTACATTTGTGGATCAACCAGCTCCCTTGACTTTCATCATTTTTATTCTTTAAGTCCCTTACTAGCAAAGTGGTTAAGGCAAAAGATAAAAGAAAGACCTTCGCACTATACGGATGAGTATATAACGATTTGGCGGGACGAATTCATAGAAGACAACTGGGCAGAGCTGTACGAACACACTGTTACTATCTGCCATGCGCATCATTTAGAACTGCATAAAATTTACGGAAGAAACCCTGGACTTGGCACGGCAGAAAAACAAATGCGCTGGGTAGATATTCAAAGAGATAAGTATGGCATGGTATGACAGAATAATTGGTAGAAAGCCTAATGCGGAAGAAAAATTAAATCCAGCACAGCCTTACTACGAGCATAAAATTGAAGGAAGTCGTGAAGATACCTTCAGCTATGAAAGAGCATACGAAGACTTAGAGATTGTAAATCGCGGCGTCAATATGTTGGTTGACGACTGCGCAGAAATAAATGTAAAAGTAGGAGCTCAGCTCCCTACTTCCAGCATAGTAAAAGGAATTAAAAGATCTAGAATAGAGCTTCTACTAAATAAAGAACCTAATCTTTTTCAAGACATCAACACTTTTCGTCGCAACTTATTAATTGATTATTTACTAGACGGAAACATTTTTATTTACTATGATGGTGTTCATCTTTATCACTTGCCTGCAAGTAAAATGAAAATTCATGCAAGCGAGACGACTTATATAGATAAGTTTACATATAACGAACAAGTAGACTACTCTACTAAAGAAATTATTCACATAAAAGATAACTCATTCTATTCAATATATAGAGGAGTATCTAGACTCAAGCCGGCACTTAGGACAATGATACTAATGCGGCGCATGAGAGACTTTCAAGATAACTTTTTTAAGAATGGAGCAGTCCCGGGTCTTGTACTAAAATCACCTAATACTTTATCGGAAAAGATAAAAGAAAGAATGATTCAGTCTTGGTCTGCTCGCTATAAGCCAGACGCTGGAGGACGGCGACCTCTTATTCTTGATGGAGGTATTGAAATTGACGAAATTTCAAATGTAAACTTCAAAGAGTTAGACTTTCAGCAGGCTATAGAAGAAAATGAAAAAATTATTCTAAAAGCGTTAGGAGTTCCTCCAATACTTTTAGATTCAGGAAACAATGCTAACCTTCGCCCAAATATGCGACTGTACTACTTGGAAACAATTCTTCCAATAGTAAGAAAACTTAATTTCGCACTAGAGAGATTCTTTGGATTCGAGATTGTAGAAGAAGCTAGTAATATACCTGCTCTTCAACCTGAATTAAGGGATCAAGCTTCTTATTATCAAGCTCTCGTAAACACAGGAATTATTAGCCCAAATGAGGCTAGAGAAGCTTTGAACATGGAGCCTATGGAAGGTTATGATGAGCTGAGGGTTCCTGCAAACATCGCGGGGAGCGCAGTAAATCCAAGCGAAGGCGGAAGGCCCGAAGAAGGAGAAGAGTAAATGGGAGTTAGAGCCAAACAATCAATTCTAGATAAGACAGCAAAGCATTTTAAAGACTTTGACCTGCCTTTAGATATTGATCATAAATCGTATGTTGCTATTGTCGGCCCTAAGGTGGCTACTACTGCTATTGAAGTAAAGCGTAGTTTTAAAGCATGGAAGTACTTACTCCATGCAATTAGAAAGAATCAGCCTAGAATTGTTAAGGCTCCTACGCCAGCCCCCGCACCGGCACCTGCACCAAAAAAAGAATCTACTCCGAAAGCCAAGCCTATTCCAAAGGCTAAGCCTGCACCAGCAGCGAAAAAGAGTGATGACTAATGGAAAAGATTTTTAATCTTACGTCTACCTTTAAAGCCCTTCACGAAGATGATGACGGAGGCGTTCATATCTGCGGTATGGCAAGTACTCATGATGAGGATCGTGCAAATGATGTTATTATGGCAGAAGCTTGGACAAAAGGTGGACTGGGCAATTTTGAAAAGAACCCTATTATTCTTTTTAACCATGATTACAATAAACCTATTGGTAGAGCTACAGGTCTTAAAGTTACCGATACTGGGCTTGAACTAAAGGCAAAAATTTCTAAATCTGCGCCAGATTCTGTGGCGCAATTAGTAAAAGAAGGCATTCTTGGAGCTTTTTCTGTTGGTTTCCGAGTCAAGGATGCTGATTATATGTCGGAAACTGACGGACTAAAGATTAAGGATGCTGAGTTGTTTGAGGTTTCAGTTGTATCTGTGCCTTGTAATCAAGCAGCTACTTTCTCTCTGGCGAAGTCATTTGACTCCATTGATGAGTATAATGAGTTCAAGAAAACTTTCACCAATCGTGTAGATCTAGCCGGTCAGTCTCTGGCTAAGGATGAAAATTCATCGGTAGCTAGTGAAACACCGGATGTAACGGAACAATCCGTGAACAAGGAGATCATTATGTCGGAGGTACAAACTCCCGAAGTCGACTTGGAAGCTTTTGCAAAGAAGGTAGCAGAAGAGACTGCTGCTAAGATTGCAATGAAGCAAGCCGAGTCAAAGGCAGCCGAAGAGAAGGCAGCCCAAGAAGCAGCTGAAAAGGCCCAGGTAGAAGCCGAAGCCAAGGCAGCTCAAGAAGAAGAAGTTCAGTCAGCTATTCGCGTAGGTGTTGAGTCAGGTGCAGACCGTCTGATGCAAGACATTGAAAGCAAGCTTGCTGAAAAAGATGCTAAGATTGATGAAGTAGTTGCTTCATTCCAGTCTCAGCTCGAAGAGAAGAACGAAGAGCTCACAAAGATTCGTGAGTCAAAGCGTGTATTCGCAGATCGTTCAGAAGAGACTGGTGCCATTTCTAAGTGGGGCAAAGAGTTGATGTATGCTCACATGGCTGGTGTCATGCTGGGCAACAAGTCTCTTGACCAAACTGACTATGGTAAGAGCATTATCGAAAAGGCAGGTATTAGCTACGCTACTGCAGCACCTAACATTGCTACAGAAGTATCTAGCCAAATCGAGAAGGAGATCATGAGCGAGCTTCGTCTTGCACAAGCTTTCCGTGAGGTCCAAATCAATTCTCAGGCTCAAGTACTGCCGATTCAAACCGATACTAACCTGGCTGCGTTCCAGAGCGGTGCGGCAACTACCCCAACTCTTGAGAACAAAACTCAGGTTGCGGCCAATACTTACCAGCCTAGCCAAGTAGTGCTCAAGGCGTATCGTCTGATTTCAAGCACGCTCATGGATAACCATATCGATGAGGAAGTACTTATCAACCTTATGCCTATGCTCGTTGAGTCTGTTGCACGTGCTCACGCCCGCGCAGTAGATGAGGCTCTGCTTAACCACGTTGCTACTGGCGGTTCCGATGCGTTTGACGGCCTCGTTAAGCTTGCCGGTTCCAACTCCACTAGCGTTCTTGACGCGGCTGGAGGTAATGCAGTAGACCTGTCTCTTGCTGCATCCGAGTTCCTGGACGCTCGTAAGCTGATGGGTAAGTATGGTATGAACCCGTCTGATCTTGTATACGTTGTCTCTCAGGCACGTTACTACGATCTGATTGCAGATGCTGGTTTCGCAGATATTACTGACGTAGGTTCAGATATCGCGACCAAGATTACTGGTACGGTAGGTTCTATCTTCGGTACTCCTGTAATCGTATCTGAGAACTTCCCCGCAGAAGCTGATGGTGCTGCAGTGGGTCTTGCGGTCAACGTACGTAACTTTGTTATCCCACGCCTCCGCGGTGTGAACGTTGAGCAAGATTACGAAGTAATGAATCAGCGTAACGTTATCGTTGCTACTCAGTCACTCGGCTTTAACCAGCTGGTTGCTGACACTTCAACTGATAAGTCTGTTATCAAGTTGGTTCGAACTGACACGTAATATTTGTCATTATAAACTGGGGAGGTTCGCCTCCCCAAGTTTTTTACTAATACACTTATGGCTAATTTAATTACTTTACAGCAATTTAAAGACGCGGAGCAAATTCAAAATCCGCGGGATGACTTTAAGCTTCAGCGTATTATTGATTCTGTGAGTGAATTAGTAAAAAACTACTGTGGAAATTCTTTGGTAGATCACTACTCTACTAATAAAGTAGAGGAGTTTAATATTGACTGGAATACTCATATTGTACAGTTGACAGAAAGTCCTGTAAATACGATTGTTTCTGTAGAGAAAAGAGACTCTGTTACGGAAAGTTACACTACCGTGGCAACTACAGACTATTATCTTGATACATCGACGGATAGTGTACTGTACGTAACAGGGTCTACTTATAGAAACTGGCCGAAGGGGGCTGGTGCAGTAAAAGTTACATATACTGCTGGGTATGCGGCAACTCCTGCAGACCTTCAGATCGCAGTAATTGACTTGATTAACTACTACTTCAAAGACGAACACAAAGGTAGAAAAACTCTCTCTGGAGCAACTATGGAAAATGCTCCCTCTGGAGAAGGCAAAGGATTCCCCGATCATATTAAAAGAGTCCTGGATATGTATAAGAACTTCTAATGCCTACAATGACATTTGATCAAATCTTGCAAAAGATGATCGCTGAAAAAACATATGTCAGCGCAAAAACATGGCGAAGAGCAATAGATAAGAACAAAGAAATTAGACAGAAGTTACTACTACAAAAAGAATATATAGATAGATTTGGAGAATTTTCACGGGCAGCAAAAGATGCCGCTCGTAAAGGTGATTATAGATTTCAATT